AATCTGGCTTCTCCCAAACCAAGGTATGCGAGAAGACCAGTTACATCCTTTCCACTCAAATTAGTCAACGTATTGTCCAGCGGTTGTTTACCTGCCAGCGCATTAAGCATTGTCGTGGCAAAGTTCGGATCATTCCCCAGTGCCGCCGCCAGTTCGTTCAGTGTATCCAGTGCCGCAGGTGCAGAACCCACCATTGCTGCAATCGCTGATTTCACAAAAGCCGTAGTGGCAATCTGTGTATTGTTGACCGACTGCGCCGCCGTGGGGGCTGTTGGCGTTCCGGTGAGTACCGGACTCGACAGCGGCGCTTTCAGTGCCAGCGCATTGTTAATGGTGGTACTGAATTTCGGATCATTGTTAATGGCTACGGCTATTTCTTTCAGCGTGTCCAGCGTGGCTGGCGCACCATTAATAAGAGCCGTCAGTGCCGCCTGAACAAATGCTGTGGTCGCAAGCTGCGTGGTATTATTCCCCGCCGCTGGCGTTGGCGCTTTGGGGGTTCCGGTAAACGTCGGACTTTCTTTGGGTGCATACTGTGAATGCGGGTCCGGTGCGGCAAGATGTTTTGCCATCAGGTCATCCACGTACACCTTCAACTCCAGTGCTTTGTCATCCACATACTTGCGGGTTGCCAGCACTACAGCAGGGTCGATTTTCAGGGTGATATTGTCCGTGCTGCTGGTTATCAGCGCCATGCGCACGGTCTGGGTGCGCCCGCTGCCTTCAGCCAGTTGCGGCTTATAGCTTTCCGGGCAGTTGCCCACGGCAATCAATGCCCCGGACTCATCAAACAGGCCCACTTCACGGATCCACCAACCGCCCTCGTTTTCAGGGATCACCTGTTCGGCAATAATCTGGCTGCTGTTCTGCGGGTCGATATAGAGCATATTCAGCGCAGCCCGGCGTTTCTCATTTACCAGTGCAGTCTGCTTTGCGTCCGGCGTTGGCAATCTTCCGCCGCCATCGCCGACCGCCATATGGGTAATTTTTAACGGCACACCGAGCGCGGCGGCGCTGGCAAGTTTCGCCGCGCCAATATCCGTCAGCAGGGTATAAAATTTTGTGCTCATGGATTCACTCTCATTGTGTCAATAACATGGACCGCCCCGCCTTCATGCACGGTGCCGCCAGAAATAATTGTTTCGTTGATATACGGATAGATCGTGATTTCTTCGCCAAGATAGCTTGCAGCCCCCACCCAATGCGGACCGCTGGTCTGCAGATTGATGGACATGCCGATCATGTGACGGCTACATGGTTTGGCATCGCTTATCAGCCGCTCAAGTTCCAGATAGGTATCTTCAGTGATGCCCTGGTCCTGCACGCCGATATCCAGGCGAAACGTGCCCGGTGTTTCTCCGGTCTGCCACCACTCAATAATGCGGATCAGGAATCCGAACGGTTCCACCACCCGCCGCACGGCACTGGTGGTTCCTTTATGCTGATGAATATAAAAAGCATCCTTCACTACCTGGCGTTTGACGCTTTCTGTCCAGCCCTCGTCCCAGCGATCCACAGAGAACGCCCAGGCGAGATAAGGCAGGAAGCTGACCGGACAGGTAGCCGGATTCCACAAATCACGAAGCGGCACCTGCAGATCAGAAATCCCGCTGCAGGTTTGCGCCAGTCGGCGCTCCAGTGGTGTTGAACCCGGTGGCAGCAGACTATTCATCCGTTCCTCCGTTGGTTACGCTCCACTGCGTACATGATGCCGCCTGTGTTTTGTTCAGGACCACATCCGCCAGAGGAGAAGCCAGCTCCACACGCTGCACACCCTCAACATGCAGGGCGGCAAAGATGGCGCTACGGCGAATATCCCGCCCAAGACGCGTCTGACTGGCGATGTACTTCTGCAGGCTGGCTTTTGCCGCTGCCATTACCGGCTCTGCTTCCGGTCCCGGATAGAGAAAAATGCTGGCTTCCACGCGATACGGGATGATTTCTGCGCTGCGAACCGTCAGACGGTCAGCCACCGGGCGGACGTTCTCACTGTTCAGAGCTTTTTCCACCACGTCCAGCAGGTCTTTTTCTGCAGTTCCGTCGCCTTCGCGACTCAGGACAGTCAGCACCACCTCTGCAGGTGCCGGACTGGTTGCACTGGCATCCGCCACCCGACCGTCGGCGCTTCGGGCATGAAATTCATAAGCTGCAGTTGGCCCCGCAACTGATAGCCCTTCAAAGGCTGCAGCCACACGCAGGCGTAACGCTTCATCACTTTCCATCACAGCCGCGACGGGCGGCACAGCGTCATTATCAGCAGGCGTCACCGTCAGGCGTTTCACGTTGTAATTGGCAGCGAGCTGGTCCAGATCGCTCCCTATGGCATAAGCCGCCATCACCGCCTGCGCGGCTTCGTTAATGCGCTGGCGCAGAAGCAACTCACGATAAGCGTTCTCCTGCAACAATTTGGTGACGGGTTCAGATTCCAGTTCCAGCGTGCGGATCACTGCTTCCTGCTCATCTTTCGGATGAAGCGCCACAAATTCTGCCTTGCGTTCGGCAAGCAGCGTCTCAAAGTCCGGCACATCCACAATCTGCGGCGCAGGCAACTGCGAAAGGTCAATCACTGCCATTCTCTGCTCCTGTTGATACGGAAAGGGAAACAGGCACACCGTTATTACGCCGCCCGATCAGCTCCACCACCATTGAACCGTCAAAATTGCTATTGATGGTGATGGAATCCAGCGTCAGCCGTGGCTCCCAGCGACTCAGCGCCACATACACTGCCGACATGACCTGCAGGCGTAATGCCGGATTTTGTGGCTGGTCTATCAGTGTCGACAGCAGGGAACCATATTCACGACGGGCAATGCGGCTACCCTGCGGTGTCAGTAGAATGTCCCGCACCGACTGACGCAGATGGTCAATATCAGTAATGGCTTTACCGCTGGTATTGTTCATCCCGCTATAAAGCGTCATACCGGGCCTCCGGTTGTGTCGCCGCCTTTCAGGACGCCAGTATGCTGATGTGCATCAACCACAATTCCGTTAGAACTCATTGCACCGCCGCCCTGGGTAACACCACCATTGATCACTACTTCGCTGTTAATGCGTGTGCGGTCAGCCTCCAGTACAAACTCACTGGTTTTCATGGTGATATTGTCGGCGGTCTCAATGACCATTGATTTGATGCCCCTGACATACCAGCGCCCGGTGGCGGGTTCGTATTCAAACCAGCCGCCGTCAGGATGCTCTGTCACGCAGGCATCCGCCGACGTCGACGGTGGTGCGAACTGATTCGAATAGATGGCGGGCAGCGCAAACGCGGTTTCAAGATTTCCGCCCAGACTCAGCAGCACCACCTGCTCACCTTCCGATGGTTTCCACCATGTGCGGGCATTCCCGGCACGCAGCGTCAGCCAGCTGATCCAGTTGGTTTCGAGGTCGCCAGTTTTCACCCGACACAGCCAGTTTGCCCTGTCCACTTCGGTGACTACACCTGTGCGGATCAGGTTGGTGATAAGGCGCATGATTTCGGTTAATTGTGCGTTCATAGGGAAAGGTTGCCATCAATAGCAAGCAGTAGACAGCCTTTGTAATTGTATTAGACATAGAACAAATGCCTTTCAATGGTCTGCGTTAGAGCATTAATACGTTGCAAAAGGTCGAATGACGTTGCGCAAGTTAAGAAGTTCAATGCTCTTAAAAAAGCACTTGAAAGCTACGCCTTTAATTATTAAAAGCCAATTAATTTAGGCAGTTACTATGTTATCTTTGACACAAAAGATGTTTATTGACAATATATAAATTCAATCTAACAAGGAGAAAAATTATGCCAAATGAAAATCTTGATATTGACTCAAGGACTACCGAGCAATTATACGAATGGTATTTGCAAGGAAATTTGATAGTCAATAGACGTTATCAAAGGAAACTTGTATGGTCTCTAGAAGAAAAGACTTCTTTAATATCTTCTATGCTGCAACAATATCCTATTCCGTTATTATTATTTGTTACCATCAATGAACAAAGAGAAATATTGGATGGAATGCAAAGATTAGAAGCAATTATGAGCTTCATCGAACAGAGATTTTCATTAGATGGACAATATTTTGATTTGGACTCTATAGCTTTAACAAAACAACTTAAAGATAATGGAACTTTAATTCAGAAAGAACCAATCCTTTCCCGTGATTCTTCAGCAATTATTGCACGTTATCGATTTGCAATATCAGAATATAGCTCCACAAATGAAAATATTGACGAAGTATTCAGACGAATAAACTCAAACGGGAAGATTTTATCCAAACAAGAATTACGTAGTGCAGGAACAGTTAGTAACTTCTCTGAACTGGTCAGATCGATATCAACATCGATCAGAGGTGATACTAGCCATTCTGACATTATGAATCTCCAGCAAATGCACAAAATTTCAATCAGTAACGATAGATTGGAGTACGGGGTAAATATCGATAACCACTTTTATATAAAACATCATATTTTAACAAGACGAAGTATTCGTGATTCTGATGACGAGGAATTGATAGCCAATATCCTTGCATATATCAGTCTAGAAGAAAAACCCACATCTGGGTCAACTTCTCTCGACACATTCTATGGTCAAGGAAACTCCTCTCATGCTCATGGTGTCAGACAGCAATTAGAGTCTTTCATTCAAACCAATAACGCTGCCACTATTAAGCAGAATTTCATAGCTGTATATGAATTAATTACAAGCCTATATGACGGAAAAAATGATACTTTTAGAAGCCATATTTTAGGGGAGGATAATTCATCTCAAGAATGCCCTCGTTATTATCAAGCTGTGTTTTTGTCTATTTATGAACTTCTTTTCAACCAAAATATGCAATTAATTGATAAAGAAGGTTTATTCTCGCAATTAAAAAACACTGGCAATACCATAATTATGGTTACCGATGGTGGCCGCTGGGCTGCAAGCACTCGTGAAAAAAGTGTTAATGATCTTGTTGCATTAATAAGTCGCTACTTCCAACCTGCTCCTCAAAAGTATGTGAATCATGCTTGGGTAACTGAAATTCGCAATCTATTAACAAATTCTAGAACTGAACAACCAAGTTATGATTTCAAACAGGGGTTCTTTAATTTATCAGGTAAAAATGAATTTGATGATGAATGTTTAAAAGGAATATTACAAACTTGCGTAGCAATAAATAATATTGGAAAAAGCGCAAAAGGCTATATTTTAGTTGGTATTGCCGAAAATAAATTAACCGCAGATAGAATTCAACATTTATATGGAGTAAATTCAATTGAGTTCAATGGGTTCTATATAAACGGAATTGATCATGAAGCAATGTTAGTCTCTGGTAGCATTGATGGTTACTTTATGTTAATAAAACAAAAAATACAAGGATACAATTTCACTGAAACTCTAAAACAGCAGATACTTAAGAATATTGAGTTTTGCTCTTACAATGGCTTACACATACTCAAGATAACTATTCAGAGCACAGGTCAAATTTGCGACTTTGAGAATATGTTTTATATCAGACAAGGCTCATCGACTGATCCAGTTACGGATACACAAAAAATCTCAGCCCTATTTAACTCTTACATGAACAGCTAATCAATCGCCATCTCCACAGGAGCTGGCTTATGGATAAAAACAAAAGACGAGAGGGTTATTTAAACCTCCTCGTCTTTATTTTGATAGCTCCTCCTTTATGCTCATAATAATATTTTCTTCTGTTTTATAAGATAAGCCCAATAAAGTACGTTGCGGATATTTCGCGATTAAACCTTTTTTATTTACGCGATCACGCAGACCGTAATGGTGAACACGGGCAATGCGCTGTACCTTACCTTCAAACTGTACGCTGGCAGAATCGGCGCTGGCGGCAGTTTTCAGGTATTTTGTGGTGCGCAGCTTTGCAAACATCTGACGTTTGATACGCCCCTTTTTACTGCGTGCTGTTACCCGTCGCGGTTCATAACTACTGCCATCTGGATTGCGCTGCATCCTGATGTTCTTCTGTTGTGTCCTGCGCAGTTCCTGCGCCAGTTGGCGCATCATGCGGCTTCTTGCGGCTGGTTCCAGATTCGCCAGCAAGGCACTCAGCCAGTCGTCAACTTTCTGCAGTTCAGCCACGTTTCACCGTCCACATTTCTTCAGGTTCATCAGGTTCCGCTACCGCTTCAACGTTCGACACGCTGCCGTCAGTGCTGACCAGCACACGTTCCGTCAGTTGCAGGTTAAGGCTGATATCACAGACATCGTTACGCAGAATATCCACCTCAAAGGTAAATAGTTTTTCCCGTAACGCCGGGTTATTGATGGCATCGGGCTGGTTATCCCGCAGCCACAGCAAAACCGGGGCCATCAGCAGATTCTGGTCGCCGCTGAAATCCTCAATCACCGCGTTCAGGGTGTAACGGTACTCCCACGACATGGAGCTGGCCCCCGTGGCAACCAGCGAACCGTTATCCACAAACAGATGCAGTTTGTCCGGGTTATTGCGGACATAAGGCACCGCTTTACTGAGGGCGTGGCGCAGGGATTGTGGTTTGTTCACTGTTTCGCTCCTGACACGCAATAATCATGTCCACTTTGTCTGCACAGACCGTCCAGGCGGCCTCCGTTTCATCCAGCAACGCGTTCAGATCACCGTTAGTGCGCGGCGTTGCCTGAGCCAGCCGACACGGCGTCACTCGCGGACAACCACTGACGGTAAGCTGTACCTCCGGTGAGTGCCGGACGTTCCCGCAGCCGGATAATGTCAGCAGGCAAAGGAGTATCAGCCCAGCGGCGTAAATCCTCGTTCTCACGTTTCAGTTCCTCAATCCGGTGTTGTCGTTGTCTCAGCAGCGCGCTGGTCTGTTCTGCTTCGGCATAGAGCCGCGCCTGCTCCCGGTTATTGGTTTCAGTCAGAATGGACAGACCGATCAGCTGGCTGTTTTTCTTCGTCAGTTCCTGCGCTTTACTTTTCAGCGCCGTGCGCTGCGTTTCGATGGTGTGGCTGGCGCTGTTAAGCCGCCACGACTGCCAGCCCAGCGCAACGAGTGCCAGCGCCACCACTACTGCCAGTGCACGCGTCATAGTCCAGCTCCTTTAAGGCACCAGGCCATCTCCCGCGCACGGCGGTTATCCAGCCCCTGATTAAACACACCTTTTACATAAACCCAGCGCGGCAACTGTCGGCATGCATCCGCCCAGCGCCGCTGATTGAGTAATTTCACCAGTGTGGAACTGCAGGCATTGCTAGTTCCCACGTTGAAGGCAAACGACACCACCGAGTCATACACCTTTTGCGGCGGCTGTTGCTTCACACACCTTTCCAGCACCCGCTCCACACGCAGCACATTAGAGATCAGTCCTTCTGCTGCCTGTCGTTCCGTAATGGTTTTGCCGGGAATGACGCCCGATGTATTACCAATGCCGTCGGTCCAGACACCCGCGCTGCACTGATACGGCTGCAGACGACAGCCTTCGTAATCGGCAATCAGTTTCACCCCCTCTACGGAGGTGTGAAGCTGCTGAAAACCCGGCAGAGTGGCAGCAATAGCCAGCACGGTCCCGACAAGGCAACGTTTAACGATTGATGGATTCATAATCCTCCCGCGAGATCTGCCCGTCGCGCAGAAGCTGGTAGGCTTTGTGTTTGTAGTACCAGTTGATAGCCAGCATCAGCACACCAATCATCAGGCCACCCAGCGTTGAGGCATCCTTGATGGACAAATCGCCCAGCCAGGCCAGCACGACGGCGATGCAATACGTGATAAAGGCGCTGATTCGCTCAAGCGTCATAATTCAGTCCCATAGCTGGACGGTCTGCACGGTGGTGGTTGTCGGAATGTCCGGCAGCTCCACCTGCAGCCCGTGAGGTAAAAAGGGGCCGTATTCGGCAAGCCCCGGATTTGCCTTCAGTACCTGCTCCGTGACACCCTGCGTGCGCCCGTAATGACGCCAGCAAAGTGCGTCCACCGTGTCATACTGATGCGCACGCACTTTCATCAGATAAGCTCCACTGTGCAGTGCGGCGCATCCTGCACCCGGCTGATGGCCCAGCGGGCGTCACGCCATAAATCACCGCTTGCTTCCGCCAGTTCCTCGCCTCGCTTCGCACCGGATGCCGTGGCGTCATAGTCCTGGTAACGTTCGTTGAGCATGGCGCGTGCCCAGCAGTAAACCGCGTTGAAATAGTGCTGAATGCGCTCGCTTTTGCCGTCCAGTTGTTCCGCCGGGACTTCTGCCAGCGAGGCATACCCCAGCATCTGCTGGCGTCTGCGAAACTCATACAGCTCTGCGTTGACCTCCGAAATTGCCGACAGCGCAACCTGCTTTAAACGCGGCTGCGTCACTGTGCCGTCAGTGCGCATGACACTGCGAAACTCCGACAGGTCCACATCAGGCCAGAACGGCGTATTTCTGATGATTTCCGCCTGTTCCGGTGCCTGTTCTGGCGCAACAAACTTCATGCTGCTTTCTCCTGAAATAGAGGGCGGTGGACGGAGTTTTGATGTGGCTGTGTCTTTCGCCACCCCGTGCCGCCCGTGCGCGGGGGCACGTTCTGTCAGCGGCTGTCATTGCGCAGTCTGCGCTCCAGCTGCTGTTTGTCTTTTTTCACGCCACAGCGGGGATCGAGCTGTAACGCATGGTTGAGATGATTAAGGGCGGAAGCCGGATTGCTTTCACTCAGGACAGCTCCAATCGCTTTATGCAGACGCGCCCGTGACTGGTCCGGCATATCCAGACCGTCTGTCAGCTCCAGCGTCTGCAACAACAGATCGGCATCAAAGCCGGTGGCGGCAAGCATTGCGCTCTGCGCGGCGTCTGCCATTTCCTCTGCCAGCACGGTCTGCACGTTGCGGTTACCCAGCGGCATCACCCAGCCATGACGCAGGGCATGACGCCCGATCTCCAGCGCCCCGGCATAATCTCCGGCATCAATGCGCCACAGCATCACGTACATCAGCACGTCATCCTGTTGAGCGCCTCCGGCAGCCAGGACACCCTCTGCCCAGGCGGCGTACTTCGGCAGCAGCTCCACCTTGATTTCCGCTTTTTTGACCGTGGACTGAACGCCCTTGAGACGGCGGCGGTCTTCCGCCAGTTGCAGCAGCATCAGGTCATAGCCCGATGCGTGGCGAACACTGCCGCCCTCGCGGGCGGCCTGTTCAGCCTGAACGCGCAGGCGATGCTGCCGTGCGGGACTCAGGCTCATGGATTACGCTCCGGTTTCGGCTGCGGCGGCGCTGAAATCACCAATCTGGATGTTTTCCACCAGTGCGGCGCAGCGGTAGTCCTCAACCACATAGGCTTCGTTAACGGATTCAAAGTTTTCAATCCGGTCACGTTTCGGGTTGTCGATAACTGAACGGCGGCGGGTGTCTTCCTGCCAGTAGATGGACAGGTTATCCAGACGGGTGATCAGCAGCGCATTCGGCGGGAAGAACGGCGCGCGCACGGCCTGCAGGCCACCCATGCGTTTCTGACTGATGATCATATCGGCAGCCAGTTTTTCACTGTTTTCCTGCTCTTTGTTGACCAGCGGGAAATACTTGTCAGACAGCAGTTCACGACCGCAAATCACCACCAGATCGTCATCGTCCTGATAGACCACGTCGATAAGCTCGTTAACGGCATCCATCACCACGGCGTCCAGGTTGGCATATTCGCCCCCTTTCCCGACTTTCACCGCACCCGGTGTGGTTTCACCGCCCGTGGTGGTGCTGCCCATGACGTGATCCGGTGCATCCTCACGGATTTTCTGCAGCCAGCCTTTATTCACATCCTGCAGTAGCGGGTTTTCGCTACGGTTGGAGGTTTTCGCACGCTTCACGCCGTTAAAGCCGATCATGATGCGGTCCAGTGCCTGACGTTTCACGATGGCGTCACGGATACGCACCTGAAAATCCTGAAACTTCGCCCACAGGTCCAGCTTCGCGTAGGTCAGTACCGTGTCAAAGTTGGTCTGCTCGCATTTATATTCCACATCGACCATCAGCGTCGGATCGACAGGTTCACGCTCTTTCGCGGTGGTATCAGTGGTTCCGGCAATGGTGCTGCCAACTCCCAACCCCAGCAGCTGACCGGACTGCTCAGTCACTGGCGTGACGTTAATCAGCGTCAGGAAAGCGGCGGACTGCTGGATCTGGTCTTCCAATGTCTGCTGCACGGACGGCTCTACGGTGAACTTGCTGGACAGTTCTTCAACTGCCACACCGTTCAGACGCGCCAGTTGCTGCAGGTAAGCGTTAAAAGCAAAGCGGGTATTCTTCTTCATCAGGTTTTGTGCTCCATCAGCAATTGGTCAGAGTGTCAGCGGGGGCGTTACCGCCTGTTGCACGCTGGCGGTAGTCCTGGCGGCTGTCTTCATGGCTCAGCTTGTCCACCAGTTCGTTAAAGGCGGTCTGCTGTGCCTGCAGGGCAGTCTCCAGCTCAGACAGGCGTTCTTCCTGCTCAGACAGGGATTTTTCGGTGCGCGCACTCAGGTTCTGCTGCTCAGTGGCGACCAGTTCCACGGCCTTATGCACATCAGAGAACCGGGCGTCATCGGACTGCTCTTTTTTGGTGAACAGCGCCGTGACACGGGCAAACAGGGACGGCTTGTCCTCCTGGATTTCTTCCAGTTCGATCACCGTTTCCTCTGCGGCGGTAAAGAGATTGGCGGGATTCTGCTTGCGGTTTGCCAGCGGGTTATGGGCTGCACTGGCGCTGAATGTCAGCATTTCAGTGCCCAGACTGGCAGGGTCATCAGTGGCAGCCAGGCCGACCAGGTAGGCTTTGCCCGTATCAGCGAACTTCGGGCTGACTTCCATAGAGGTGAATAATTTCTGGCCTTTTTTCACCAGTTCCACCAGGGACTCCGTTGGCTCAACGTCAGCATACAGCGCCATCTTGCCTGCCAGCGGACCTTCCGTGATTTCTTCAGCAAACAGCGCCGTCACCTTGCCGTAGCGGTTAAAGGTGCTGTCCGGCAGATAAGACTTGATGTGCTCAAGGTTAATCAGCGCGGTATACACCGCCGGGTTATAGCTGGCTGCCATCTGTTCCAGCCATTCACGCTGGATTTCGCGTCCGTCGGTGGTGGCACCTTCCACCCCGATGCGAAAACGCTTTGCTTTCACTGTCATGAGCCGTGCTCCGTTAGAAAAAACTTACTGGAGCCTTATGGTTGCGGTGATGGGGGCAGTGAAACAATGCGCGGTATTTGTACCGACAACCACACAAACCGCAGGCGGGGAAAGCCTTCATTCAAGGCTGTAGGTTTGTGCCATGAACACCACACTGACACCCGCAGATCTCGATCCCCGTCGGCAGGCCATGCTGCTGTACTTTCAGGGATACCGCGTAGCCCGCATTGCTGAAATGCTGGGCGAGAAAGTTGCAACCGTTCACAGCTGGAAAAAACGCGACAAGTGGGGTGACTATGGGCCGCTGGATCAGATGCAGCTCACCACCGCCGCACGCTACTGCCAGCTCATTATGAAGGAGCACAAAGAAGGGAAAGATTTCAAAGAGATTGACCTGCTGGCGCGCCAGTCTGAGCGCCACGCGCGGATCGGCAAGTTTAACAATGGCGGCAACGAAGCCGACTTAAACCCTAACGTCGCCAACCGCAACAAAGGCCCGCGCCGTCAGCCGGAAAAGAATGTCTTCACCGATGAACAGATTGAGAAGCTGGAAGAAATCTTCCATTCCTCCATGTTCAACTACCAGCGCCACTGGTGGGAAGCCGGAAAAACCAACCGCATCCGCAACCTGCTGAAGTCACGCCAGATCGGCGCAACCTTTTACTTTGCCCGTGAAGCCCTGATTGACGCCCTGCTTACCGGGCGTAACCAGATTTTCCTTTCCGCCAGTAAGGCACAGGCCCACGTCTTTAAGCAGTACATCATCGACTTCGCCAAAGAAGTCGAAGTGGAGCTGAAAGGCGATCCGATGGTGCTTCCTAACGGGGCCACGCTTTACTTCCTAGGCACCAATGCCCGCACGGCCCAGAGTTACCACGGCAACCTGTATCTGGATGAATATTTCTGGATCCCGAAATTCCAGGAGCTGCGCAAAGTGGCTTCCGGTATGGCTATTCACAAGAAATGGCGACAGACCTATTTTTCCACGCCATCCAGCCTGACCCACAGTGCTTATCCGTTCTGGTCCGGTGCGCTGTTCAACCGTGGGCGCAACAAAGCCGACAAGGTGGACATCGACCTGTCCCACAGCAATCTGGCTCCCGGTCTGCTGTGTGCAGACGGGCAATACCGCCAGATAGTCACCGTGGAAGATGCGGTGCGCGGCGGCTGTAACCTGTTCGACCTTGACCAGTTGCGCATGGAATACAGCCCGGACGAATACCAGAACCTACTGATGTGTGAGTTCGTGGACGATCTCGCGTCCGTGTTCCCGCTCAGCGAGCTGCAGGCGTGCATGGTGGACAGCTGGGAAGTCTGGACCGACTTTCATGCACTGGCCCTGCGCCCGTTTGGCTGGCGCGAGGTGTGGATCGGTTATGACCCGGCAAAAGGTACGCAGAACGGCGACAGTGCCGGATGCGTAGTGGTGGCTCCGCCAGCCGTGCCTGGCGGTAAGTTCCGCATTCTTGAGCGTCACCAGTGGCGCGGGATGGACTTTCGCGCCCAGGCTGACGCCATCAAAAAACTGACCGAACAGTACAACGTGACATACATAGGTATCGACTCAACCGGCGTCGGTCACGGGGTTTACGAGAACGTGAAAGCGTTCTTTCCTGCCGTCCGGGAGTTCGTCTACAACCCCAATGTTAAAAACGCCCTGGTACTCAAGGCCTACGACATTATCAGCCACCGCCGTCTGGAGTTTGACGCCGGATACACCGACATAGCGCAGTCATTTATGGCAATCCGTCGCGCCACCACCGCCAGCGGCAACCGCCCGACCTATGAAGCCAGCCGCAGCGAAGAAGCCAGCCATGCTGATCTGGCCTGGGCAACGATGCATGCACTGTTTAACGAACCGCTGCAGGGCGAGTCCGCCAATACCAGCAATATTGTGGAGATTTTTTGATGGGAAAGAGTAAGAAAAACCGCGCTGCGGCGACGAAACAGCTCCAGCTTAAAAACCAGACTACAGCCGAAGCATTCAGCTTCGGCGATCCCGTTCCTGTTCTGGACCGCCGAGAACTGCTGGACTATGTGGAATGCGTACAGATGGACCGTTGGTATGAGCCGCCCGTCAGCTTTGACGGACTGGCGCGCACCTTCCGCGCTGCCGTGCATCACAGTTCCCCGATTGCAGTAAAGTGCAACATTCTGACCAGTACCTATATCCCTCATCCGCTGCTCAGCCAGCAGGCTTTTTCGCGTTTTGTGCAGGACTATCTGGTATTTGGTAACGCCTACCTGGAGAAACGCACGAACCGATTCGGTGAAGTTATCGCTCTTGAGCCTGCGCTGGCAAAATACACCCGACGCGGATTAGACCTGGATACCTACTGGTTTGTGCAATACGGTATGACAACCCAGCCGTATCAGTTCACGAAAGGCAGCATTTTTCATCTGATGGAACCGGATATTAATCAGGAGATCTACGGCCTGCCCGGTTATCTTTCTGCCATTCCGTCAGCCCTGCTCAACGAGTCCGCCACGCTGTTCCGCCGGAAGTATTACATTAACGGTAGTCATGCAGGCTTCATCATGTACATGACCGATGCCGCGCAGAACCAGGAGGATGTGAACAACCTCCGCAACGCGATGAAAAGTGCCAAAGGTCCGGGTAACTTCCGCAACCTGTTTATGTACTCGCCTAACGGCAAAAAAGACGGGCTTCAGATTATCCCGCTATCAGAAGTCGCAGCGAAGGATGAATTTCTTAACATCAAGAACGTGAGTCGGGATGACATGATGGCAGCGCATCGTGTGCCACCACAAATGATGGGGATAATGCCTAGCAATGTTGGGGGGTTTGGGGATGTGGAGAAGGCGGCAAATGTGTTTGTGCGAAATGAATTATTACCGTTGCAAAAAAGGATGCGTGAAGTAAATGACTGGTTAGAACAAAAAATTTTGCGATTTGAGCCATATTCTTTGGGATGATTTCTCTTGTAAATCAACATGCTTTGCTGTTCGATAGAACAAACCAAAATTTGATTAGTGGGAAAAGTTCATGGTACAGCAAGTATGGTTTTTTTTAAGGCAATTGAGAAAGACGATCTTAGATACTGGGGAAATGATAGTTATCCCGATGACTCATCAGTTTTCTATCGCTATGACAGTTTTGTAGCGAATCACAAAAATGTAAAAGACGGTGATATTATTATTATTACCAACAGAGAAAATATTTTAGGTATATCTGTTATTGAAAAATTAGAAACACAGAGCATTAATAAGAAGCGTAACAAATGTATTAACCTAGACTGCAAAGCAAAAAAATTCTTCAAAGGAAAACTATAAAATCAGAGTGGCGTTGTGATAATGGCCATGAATTTGATGAACCCAGAGTGGTTTTTGAGCCAGCTAAAGAATTTATAGCATACTGCGGCAACCAGTACCGTAAATTATCCAATATTACAATGTCACAACTTATAGATGAAACTCCACGCTACAATGGGTAAATGTCCATCCAAGAAGTTAACTATCAATGGGCTGTTGCTTTGCTTACCGCCCAACATACTATTATTCTGGAGCTCAACGCCAGCGAAGCTGATAAAGACACCCCCACTTTAATGGGTGAAGATCAACGGCAAATTGTAGAACGGCAAATAAAACAACGAAGTGGGCAAAAAACATTTCGCGACCAGCTATTAAAATCAAATCCTACTTGTGCGGTTACGGGCTGTAAGCTTGTTGATATTCTTGATGCTGCTCACATTAATGTATATCGAAACGATAGTCACAATCATATTAGCAATGGATTATTGCTCAGAAGTGACATTCATACTTTATATGACCTAAATCTTTGTGCTATAAACCCGATAACAAAAACCATTCATTTTTCAGTGGAAGCCTTGGAAAATGGATATTCGAAATTCGAAGGTTTAAAAATAAATACCCAACACAACATAGCAATAAAACCACTATTAACAAGATGGCAGTTATTAAAATCTCAAAACTCTATTGATATATAATAAATAGCGACAACCGAAGGGAGCGTTTATAATTAAAAGCTCCCTTTAGCAGGAAATTAGAGCACTAGGGGATCAGTGACCCATGCTTTATTATGGTTTTCTCGATAACAATCATAAATTAATAAATCCGTTCTTGTATCCGGTGGAAGTTCAATTTCAGGAATGTAATAACTTGCTGGATTGCTATTATCTAATGAAATTGAAAAGTTTTGATTAACGATCGTTGATAGAGACGTATTGGCTTCCAATAAGCTAAACGGGCCATATTTTACACAGTACATTACAACACAAGCAGCAACTGCATCCATTACATTTTCTAAAGTGGAAAAGTGGAATGCTCCTGATCTATCATGTTTAGTTTTATTATATGCATTATACCATGACAAAGATGTTGTAGGGGTACTTGCATTCCACCCATCAAAAGGTTTGAAATGCCTTAATCCGTCATAATTCAAATATTGAATTTTATATTCAGACAAATAACACTTATCTAATAATTTCACATAATCATTTGTGGAGTATCGACCATTTGAACGAGATAAATTCGAATTACCAATGATTGACACCCATTGATTTTCAACCTCAGTACAAGCAAGAATTAATAGCTCTCTACATTTATGACTGTAAGAAATCAAACCATGGGCACTTGGTTCTACATATAGAAAAATATCATCGAGTTTTTCTATCAAAACTCTTAGAGCTTGCTCTGTTGCTCTTTTTTCAAACTCATCGATACCTAATGCTGTTTCTGTATCATTGACATAATATAAGGATGGCCGCCACACTCCCCTAGTTACATGTCCAATTTCATTATCTAAAGGAGATATGTTCTGAGCCCCAAATACTCTCCGAACCCAATCATTGAGAGTTCCACTTCGTTGCTCAATAACAGTTAACCCAACTGATATTACATTAAATCCCACGTCACGCCCATACAGATGCACAAAATGACTTGTTGTTTCATAAGCGTAACCGAATTTGTGCTTTTGATGTACTGTTGTTTCAAAATTAGGAATGCGTGTATGAGTGTTTTCGTACCAGATTCCGTTCATCATCACCTCTAATGAGAGTCGATTATATTTCAATGGATTATATGGATGATACTACACTAAGTTGTACCTATGACAGATACTATTTTAGCCACTTCAGGCATACAGCGCGCGCTCGTATCCCCGCCACGCCTGCTCGCTTTATGTAGTGGTTTTCATGCACCTGCATGACATGAGTAAAAGCCCGCCAGTTCTGGCAGGTGTCTGCAAAAACGATCCTCAATCGATCATGCGATTTCATGCAGCATAGTCATGCACTGCCAAGGGAAGCGTTAATCCGTATCTGATAACCGCTTGAAAAACGAAACATACTGGTTTACAACAATAAAAATCCGCTGTGAGCGAAGAGCAGAAGTTACAGCATAAAAAGCAATATGGTTGTGTACCATAGAGCTAAACATTTAAACAAGTTATGTGCTGTATCGATATACTGTGACTCAATATCTAAAACATGGAGGGTGAATATGTCTTCTTCTACATCACAACTACAGCATGTTACAACATCGACAACAGTAAACTCGTCAAGTTACTCCCCCGTCAAATTGCAAGATCATGAAGCAGCATCGAATTCTGGACCTGGTGGACATACAATTAGAAGACATGTTGGCAAGGATGCCAATTACCTGATAGATCGATTAGATCGATTTCCTAAACTCTGTGTAGCTTCAACATTTACAAACTTATCAGTAGCAGAACTATCAGCTACCGAGTGGTTCAATTCATTTCTTATGGAATTTACAGAGTGGTATAAAGATCCTAATCGCACAGAGGTTAGATTTTCAAAGGAATTAGACATTGAACAGGATGTAGGCACTTACGTTAAACGCGATAATCCAAACAATATATTGACTGCAAAAAGAATTAATTTAGTCATGAAAATTGAAAAGTTTAACGGAATGCCTCATTTCATCCTCACTGCATATCCTGTTAAGGGGTGATAATATGTCAAAAGAATATACTAAACTAGATAATTTTATACGGTCCTACTTCAATCAAGATACCGTATGCGAACTTGAGTCAGATGATCTTGGAAAGATTATTGATTTATATCTTTCTGATGTTGGTCAGAATGGCGTAAAAGAACTTCTAATTGATATTTCAAAGTTTATTAATGATAATAAAAATCAAAGCCTTGATAAATATTTTGAGAATAAGTTCAGCTCTTATCTTGACATAACTCCAGTTGAAAAATTCATCTCACTCTTGAATTCAAAATATCTCGAAAAATATCCTGAGATAAAATCCACTGCCGTGAAACATTTTGTATTTTCTACTACACCAAAGAGAACACAGCATAAACCAAGAATAATTAAAAGATTTCCTTCAATGGTTCCAGCACTTAGTTTTGAGTTTTCATCAGAACGAATCGCTGATTCCAATGCTTTGTTTCGAGGAAAAGTTTTTAAGCGTAACAACATTAAGCGCGGAGCCAGAAAACCATATTATATACTGGTAAACATCAAACCAAAACAAGAGGCGGCTATAAAGGTTTCTTTATCTAAGAGTAAGAGTCGTCAACGTCTTTACGATTCACTTAAAAAATCCATTGAAGCTACAGATATTGTTTTGCAAAATAATAAAGTCGAAAAAATGAAATCATAACGTGAAGAAAATAGCCACTCCTAGTGGCTATCTTTAATTGTTATCCCAAAACCATCTCCTAGGGAGGTGGTGATTGATTTATAAGATAGTTAAAACCAAAAACATTTGACAGTAGTAAAGAGAAAGTTGCGTCCATCAGTTGAAGTCAAAGCATAAAGCGGACGATCACTTATCAAAATGGCCGCCCACCTAACTCCTCGTTTCACTCGTGCTAAAACTAGCCCCCATCAGAATAAATCCTCCTGGGGGCAACGTTTCTTAATGCAGCCAGCTGTCGTCTTCCCACACCTTCTGCATAATTTTCATCACTTGTTTTCTTTCTTCGTCCAGTTGCAGTCCGGTCAGTTCCACACCGTTAGAGCTACCTTTGCGGATACGAATTACCGTTTTGGGATACAGGGGGCGCAGATTGCGGTAAAGCTCGGATTCAAGGGCGTCCAGTGTAGACTGGCTAACCTTCTGCTCTTTATCGATCATTATTTCAATGCGCATAAAAGTCACCTCAGCTGATGACATCCATTGAGCGGTTGTATTCGTGGGTTCTGATTTTTGCCATAAGTTCATCTGTCAGTTCAGAAACCCACTGCAGGGCCAGCCCCTTCTCTTCATCACTACACTCACTAGCCGCTACAAGCTTAAGAAAAAAATCAATGCGCTGGAGCTTCAAAGACTCCAAAAAATAGTCCTGCATCTTTCCTCCTATGACACCAAAGCAATACTGTATATATAACCACTGTTTATATTTACAGTATATAATAATCTTACTGATGTAAAACGTTTTTTTATGCTCATCAGCCTGATATGCCTGGTATTATTAAGAGCACGAATTGTTAACCCGCGTAATTAATACAGGTTTCGCCACTTATCATCTTCCTGCAAACGCTGGTTCCGATAGAAGATACGCAGGCCTGCTCCTGATGGAATACTGCCGCCGCGAAGCAGTAAATCGACCTCTTTCTCGCTGCCATCAAATCCCCTGGACTTCAGTTCATACACGAGCTGCTGTCGCTGATGATCTGTAATTCGCTGTTTGTAGTCTTTACGCCGTTTCGGTTTCACAAGGCGTAACCTTGCTGCCAGTTCCCGGCGCTCTTTTTTGCTCATACTGTGCAGGTAATCGTGCAACTCCTTGTCATCCATGCGGGTGATATCCGTTCTGGTATCTCCATCAGCTGATTTGTCTTTCCCTTGTTGGTACAAATTTTCAGCAAGGGGACAGTTATTGCCACGAGTCCAAGGGGCGCAAGCGCCCTGGTCGGCTGCCGCCTCCTGAATGTCAACGGCCTTACGAACCATTTTCCACTTCACGGCATGAGTGCAGATCTTGCCCTCTGCAATAGGTGACCAGATGCCATAAATACGAATGCCGTGATCGCCATAGGCGGTCGGCTCTTCGTTGATTTCATAAGCAGTTCTGATGAGGTGATATTTGCGGGGAACCAGTACGCCGCCCTGCTTCATGATGTAGGTGGCAAAACAACCAGCATCAGCAGCAGCCAGGATTGCATCAAGGCGCGGGTTATCCAGTACCGGCGCACCTGCTTTTTTGTCCCCCTGTTGCCTTGCCGCCTGACCAGCCAGCAATCGCAGTTCACGGTAAGCCTGACGCCCCGGAATGCCAAAGAAGCGGAATTGCTGAACACGATGCAGAGACGCCCAGGCATTAACGTATTCAGCATTATCACGCAGGGATTTCCCCGTTTCCTTGCTGATCTCGCCAGCCAGACCACGCCCGTCAATGTTCTTACTGATGTATTTCGCGATGTAGCTTGTTGGCGTACCTTTGCGCGGGTTAATCAACTCAGACTTAAAGCGCGGTCCAGTGTTATTGCCCAGCTCCTCGCGGTCTTCACGGATGGCAAACTTACGCAGTAATGCAGTGATGGCGCGGCGGTCTTTTTTGCGCATAAAACACAACAGGTGCCAGTGAACTGTACCGTCATGATGCGGCTCAGCCACCCGCACGCCATACCAGCGCAATCCGGCTTTGTGCATCGCCTTACGAAATGCAGCAAACATGCCGACCAGATAATCACTACTTTGTCTTACCGTCGCATTTGTCCAGGTTGGGTTGGGCCTGCCGTTATTTAGCGTGGAATGGAAACGTGACGGACAGGTGATGGTGTAGAAAACGGCGCAGTCACCGCGCATTTCCGCGATAAGCTCCAGACCTTTAACACAGGCCATCATCTCATTGCGGCGATGCGCAGGGTTGCTGCTGCTGGCGTTTACCACATCCTCCATGTCCAGCGTGTCGCCGTCTTCGTTCACCAGTTCATGAGAACGGAAAAACTCCAGCGACTTACGGCGCTGCTCACGTTTATGCATCACGGCTTCATAGCTGACATAAGGAGATGCTTTTTTGCTAACCAGGCAGACAGCGCGCAACTGCTCTTCCCGCCATTCGCAACGCATCTTCCATAATTTCCGATACCACCAGTCAGCGCACAACATACGCGCCAGCGAACCCGGAATGAGTTCATAGGGCACGGGTTTACGGCGGTTTCTTTTCCGGCGGAGTTGCTCAAACGCAGGCGGGATGACATCCAGACGCAGGGTTTCCGCTGCCACCTTTTCCCATGTATTGCGGATTTCTTCTGGCTTAACGTCATCGGTGACATACAAATCGCCACAAGCTGCATCAAGGCACATGCTCATATGCGCAGCGACAAGGGTAGACAAGCGTTTCACCTGATCCTGACTCATTTCAGGCAGGATCAGCAGGCCGTCCAGCCCTTCATGGCTTGCCATAAAGCGAAAAGAAGTGGATAGCTGACTGTCGCGTACATGCTCCAGTCGTTCCAGACATGGCTTAATCGTCTCACGCAAATAGCGGGAATAAGCCTTTGGCCTGCCCAGGCTGCTGAAGTATTCAATACGTTGCATCAGCGGCTTGCTGATATGGGAAGGCTGGGCATTGACGTCCGCCAGAATGACCATGTCCGGGTTAAAACGCTGCTGCTCATGCGCCAGCTTTGCCCGACTAATGAGCTTATCCTGCTCCATTTCGCGCTGGACAGGATCACGGGATTCATTAAAGAAATAACGCTCCCAGACCTGATCACTCAGCGCCTCACGGCGCAGCTGTTCCTGCTCGTTATCGGCAGCGTACAGAGTGATCAGATTTGAAAGCGCAGAAACCGGCGCAACTTCCGCCGGGTCCAGATAAGGGTTAATGGCCTTTTTCGGGCTGTTCCATGAGAATGCTGCGGCGACCTCGTTAAAGCCGCTGCAGTTGTTCATATCAGCATGGCTCATGCACGCACTCCGTACACGGCAGAACTATCCACGCCACGCGAAGGATCAAATCCCACCCAGCAGCGCGGCCCGGAAACAGCGATGATTTCTGTTGCTGATTTACCCTCGCCAGCTGCCACACCGATGCTGCGTTTTACCTTGATATAGTGGTGAGTAAAATTGCGATACAGCGAACGAATCAGGGATGTGTCACTGTTAGAAACAATGACCGGATGTCCTTCAGATGATCGATGTTCAAGAACGGATGCCAGGTGATACTGGTCATCTTCAGTGAAACCATCAGTGTGATAGCCGGAAAACGTACCGTCATACGGCGGATCGCAATACACCACATCCCCCGCCTTCAACATCGCCAGCGTTTCATCAAAGCTGGTGCAGATAAACGTTGCCCGCTGGGCTTTTTCTGCAAATGCGCGAATTTCTTTTTCAGGGAAATACGGATTTTTATAATTACCGTAGGGAATGTTGAAATGCCCGCTCTTGTTATAGCGACATAAACCACGGTAACCGTGACGATTGAGATACAGGAAATATACCGCTTTCATGAAATCAGTAATTTCAGTTGAGTAATTAAACTCCTGCCTTATGTTGTAATAAGCTACCTCCCTGTTTGCGATCTCAAATAAAACTCTGGCGCGAGATATAAACGATTCACAATCAGCGGCAACCTTTTTATAGAGGTTGATTAAATCAGGATTAATATCCGCAACCAGATAGCTGGGGTAATCCGTCTCCATCATCACAGCACAAGAACCCGCGAAAGGTTCAACCAGTCGCGGGCCAGCAGGAAGATGTTTTTTCAGTTCGGACATTATGGCAGTTTTATTTCCCGCCCATTTCAGGATGGTGCTCATACAGCACCTCCGTTGTAATGTTTGCCTTTCAGCTCTGCGATTTCCTGACAGGTAATGCAAAGCTGCACACCCGGAATGGCACGGCGGCGTGCTGGCGGAATTGGCGCTTCACACTCAATGCAAAGCACGCGGGACACGCCCGGCGTTTTGGCACGGGCAGCACGGATATGGCGTTGGCGTTCTTCTTCAACGCGCTGCTGTACGAGATCCATTGCATCAGCCATTAGTGGATCTCCTGCGCTTCGTTCTGGATTGCTTCAGCAGTCACACGAAGCAGTTCTGCCGCTTCGACGTGGGTTAGCTGGCGGGATGTGATATGACACGCCAGGCTATCAAGGCGAGCTGCCATTGCTTCAGCCCTTGCCCGGCGTTCTTCCAGACGAGCCTCTGTCAGTAAAATATTAAGCCCTGCGTCATCCGGTCCGGTTTTGGTCGAGAGGGTTTCAATATTACGCATAATCAATTCTCCTAAATTTAGATAAAGGGATGCCCGGCGGGTTTACGCCATTAATTTCATTAGTTGGTTAATTCGGCATGGTTAGCCGTCTGGGAAATAAGCTCACCACTGCACGAAAATGATTCATTGCTTTAATCAACTCCCGCTTTTCGTCAGTGGTCAGCTCATTAATGCTGATGCTATGACGTTCAGCTGGAATTTTTGCCATAAAGAATATGGCAGCCAGTGCCCGTTTATTTTGTTCGCTATTAATATCCCGTGGATTACGCATATCTTTAATAAACTGCTCAAGCTCTGACTCAATATTCAGGCCAAAAACTTTCGCTCTTAACTCCGCAATATGATTAAGTCCATTCAGGCGCTCACCGGGGCTTAATGGAACAGTTGCTGCAGCGCCATTAATTGCCATACTTCATATCCCCCAAACGCAGCTATCGTTCTTTGTTCTTACGGTAACGCTCAAGAGGAGATACATTTTTTCGTATCGTCTCTTTAACCTGCTCTCCCCGTAAAAACGTCCCATCCTTTAACGTGAAAAAGTAACTGCCATCGCCCGACAATGACGGATAGCAACAGAGCAAATCATCTTCAGGTACTGAATAACTCTCCCCTCTGTAACGAAACTGATAAACCACTTCACTTTCTGCCGCATACATTTGGACTTTCTCCGTTTCCTCGTGGTCAATTCAGACAGCAATTCATCTTGTGAATGACATGGATGCCAGCGTTTTCCATCCTCACCCGTGATCCAGCCGTGACCGTAGTGCATTGCCGGACTTTGTTTTACCAGCAGCGACGCAAATGATGGTTCTTTCGTCAGCATAAGCACCTCACAGCAAACCGAATGAAGCACCGAGGCCAGTCACAGTATCAACTGCACTCGCCATCGCAGGGTTAGCCTGTAAACGGGCCTGCAATGAAACAGCCGCCAGCGCCATCAGTCGTGTTACAGAATTAATGCTGCTGATGGCATCACGACGACCGGCACTGGTTTTTACATCGCCAGATACCGCACCTGCAGCAACACGCCCGATCTCTGCGGTTGCACTCATGACGTAATGCGGCAGTTTCTCTTTTGCTACCTCATTAATCGGTACACATGGCAGGCAGTGAATCTGTGCCAGAAAACCATCTATCAGCGTTGAATCTTCAGTCAGATCGGTAAGCAGCCAGATTTCTGGCGCATTGAGCTGATGCGGTTGATCTGGGTTGAGTTTGTTTCGCAGAGTCTGGACATTCATTCCTGCACGTTCTGCCAGCTTCGCCATATTGTGACGAAGTGCAAAAGCTCTACAGGCTTCATCAAAATGCGGGTGTTTGGAAATCTTATAATCAAACATGCTACCCCCTTAGAAAGTTCTCATAATTGAACTTACTTACCAACAATGACGCGGAAGTTGGAATGACCGAGGGATTCACGGACCTGATCGGTTTTGTACATTAAATAACGCAGGCTTACGCGGCCTTTGTTTTTTTCCTTCTTGACCATGTATTTAGCAAGCTGACCATGGTGAATTTTTTGATACACAGAGCCGCGGGAGATACCTTCCCATTCAGCGAACTCAGCAGGCGTTGCCATCTCTTTTGGTACACGAATTGAAATATCAGTACTCATAGTGCAGTATCTCTTAGTTTGGTTTCGTTTTATCTTGTTTTATGTGGTTTGGTTTTGCTTTTCAAACCATGAATGGATATTAAGATCACTTTTTATATACGTCAAGAGGTTTGATTATGAGTTTAATCAAAGCGGGAAATGATAGTGGTGGGCGCGATGCAATTAACAGGCTTATTAAGGCTTACAACTTCAGCTCACGACAGCAGCTCTGCGAACATCTGGAAGTATCCAAAAGCACTATGGCTAACAGATACTTAAGGGATAGCTTTCCTGCCGAATGGGTAATTCAATGTGCCCTTGAAACAGGAGCTTCCCTTCTATGGCTGGCTACTGGTCAAGGAGATATGTATGCGTGTGAGAACGAAGAAACAAATCTCAAAAATGAACCTCCCGTCACTGTAAGACCACTTTCTAAGATCGTTGCTCCTAGCATCAAACGTGTTGAACTGAAGAACGGCGAACTGCAGGCAAGTGATGAAATTCTTCTTGATAGCAGCCTGCTCGATGGTGACTCATCCAACGCTTTATTTGTTAAAACAGCTAATAATAGCTTTGTAGTGGATACGTCCGTTAAACAAGTCAGTAATGGCTTCTGGTTAGTCGATATGGACGGAGTTAAAAGCATCGTCAAAATTGCGCGCATACCCGGAAACAAAATAGTAGTTAGCCAAGATGACACTTCATTTGAATGTTCTGTAGATGATGTGGAAGTCGTAGGACGTGCAGTCAAAGTAATCAAGAACCTCTAACTTATGACCATCAGAAAACAGCCGAACGGAAAATGGTTGTGTGAGTGCTATCCCAATGGACGCAATGGTAAGCGCGTGCGTAAGCAATTTGCTACCAAAGGCGAAGCCATTGCATTTGAAAGCTTCACAATGGAAGAAGTGAACAAAAAACCGTGGTTAGGAGAAAAGGATGATCGGCGACACCTATCAGAATTAATTGAGCTTTGGTATTCCCTGTATGGTCAGACACTCGCAGACCCCAAGCGCCTCATGGCGAAACTTAGAATTATCTGTAATGGTCTAGGCGACCCCATCGCCTCAGAACTGACAGCCGGTGACTTTACGAAATACCGCGAAGCACGGTTAAAAGGTGAAGTACGAAATGAAGATGGCACGTTTATGTCGCCCGTTAAGCCCCGCACGGTAAACCTTGAACAGCGCAATCTATCATCTGTTTTTGGTACGCTGAAAAAGCTGGGCCACTGGTCAGCCCCCAACCCGCTTGCTGGGCTGCCAACATTTAAAATTGCTGAGAGTGAATTGGCGTTCCTGACCCCGGAAGAAATTAAACGTCTGCTGGATGCCTGCGCCGATTCTCAAAGCTCCAGCCTGCTTTTGATTGCAAAAATATGCCTGGCCACCGGCGCACGCTGGAGCGAAGCCGAAAACCTGCAGAGTCATCAGGTATCAAAATACCGTATCACTTATACCAAGACCAAAGGCAAGAAAAACCGAACTGTGCCTATTTCTAAGGATTTATATGAAGAACTGCCTAAGAATAGGGGGAAGTTATTCACCCCATGCAGAAAAGCCTTTGAGCGTGCAGTAAAGCGGGCTGGTATCGATCTGCCAGAGGGTCAATGTACTCACGTTCTGCGTCATACATTCGCTAGCCATTTTATGATGAATGGTGGAAACATATTGGTTTTGCGGGATATCCTAGGACATTCAGATATAAAAATGACCATGGTCTATGCACACTTCGCCCCAGACCATTTAGAAGATGCCGTAACTAAAAATCCTTTATTTAATTTGAGGTAAGTAGTAATTTATGAATAGCGAACTAGAGTTACTTATAAAAATATTATTCCCTTCCCTATCTGCCATTATATCCTTATTAGGGCTTAAAACAGGGTGGACTTATAAAAAAGATAAACTATTCACATCACGTAAAAACATTAGCGAATTTTCATATCAGATGTATAAAAGCAGTGAAGATCCGACCTTCAAAAAACTGGCGGAAGATTACGGCATTGCTGCATTAACCAAAGATAACACATTGACAAAAAAACAAAGACTAATATTACTCAACACAACAAACCCCGTTAGCGATATAGATAATTATTCCAAATGTCAAAGTCTAATTTCCATTACCACCCATAAAGAAATATTCGCATGGAATAAAAAAAGATATAAATACAGCATATATAGAAAATTAATAAAAATCATAACAACTCTAATTTACTTCATGAGCAGTCTCATCGTAGCACTTCCTTTCAGTTATTCTGTTGTAGTAAGTGCTAAGATGATGGAGAAGATAAACCATCTAACTACTTGGCAATACTTTGGTTTAAGCAGCTATTTTGTGGTATCGGGAGTAGCAATATGCTTTATCTGCCTAGATAAGCTCTCCAAGATTAAGATCGCCGAGAGATTAATCGTTTCGAATAGGCGTTTAGGCGACAAATGCAGTGGCGGCACTTTGGCGGCAGAAAGTTAAAAACCCATAAAACGGACAGACACCGCATAAATCTAACCAACTGAAAATCAAAGCAAATCATTGTTTTTACAGACATTGAAATGCTATGTAGGAATTTCGGACGCGGGTTCAACTCCCGCCAGCTCCACCAATCATGATTGGACGGTATAAGGACAACACCAATAAAAACAGGAAGTTAGCAGTCTCAGCAGGACACCGACCAGACGGTGAAGAGACATAAAAGGATACGCAAAGGAGCCGCGGCTCCTGGTGACATGAAAGCCCACAGATGTGGGCTTTTTCGTTGATGGTCAGAACGACCAGTTCACACCAGCTACCCCGTTCCACGGGGATTCCACACCGGCACCATGGCTATACCCCACCCCAAGATGCCCGCTTAACGTACTGCTGAATGAGGCTTTAATACCTGCCTGGTATATTCCACGTCTGCCCGACAAATCATTGA